CTATTTTACGGAGCTTTGAGCGTTTTTGTTATTTGACTGTGACGAAAATGAGCCAAATAGGTCGAAATTTTTATCTAATCGAAGTAAATTCGAGTCAATTACAGAGGCGTAATGTGCCAATGTGGTTTGTACATTTGCATGACCGAGCATACCGGATAGTTCGCTGATACTTACAATGCTTTCGCGCAACATCGTAGTGGCGAACGTGTGACGGCAAGCGTATAGCCGTCGGTATCGGATACCCGTTTTTTCTAACAACGGGTGCCAATGCTTCGGCATCTTTCTCGCATCATCATAATCCCCGAATAAGAAGATATTTCCACTGTTAAGCTTCAACACTTCATCGATCACGAACTGAGGGCATGGAATCTTACGGATAGAGCTTTTCGTTTTCGGGTGTCGAATCTTTTTATCGGTTCGGACACGTTTTATATCGATCCATCCATCTTTCAGATCACCGGCTTGTAACCCGAAGATTTCTTCCGGCCGCATACCCGTATTGAATGCCAATAGCAGATATGGGCGCATTATCCCCTCGGCGTTTTCGATGAGCGTTCGAGCTTCCTCTTTTGTGAAGTAGTCGATCTCTTTTTTCGGTTCAGGTTTTAAACGGATATTGAGTGCCGGATTCGCATCGATCACCCGATCATCTATCCCCATTTCAAATATCTCATTGAAGAGTGTTTTGAGCGGAGCTTTTGAACGGTTCATAATCGGAACGGACGCTAGGTACTCTTTAACCTCGAATCGTGTTATCGTGTCGATATCTCTATAACCGAATACTTTGTTCGCGATATCCCATTGGGTCTTTTTATTTCTATACCCTGAATATTCACATTTGCGTTTTAAGAAAATCTCATAATAATGCCCGAATGTTTTCGGCTTCTTTTTATGGATCTCACCTGTAGCTATCATTGACATTAGTTTCGGTATAATCGAAGTCTCACAAAGTTTTCGGTTCTCTTTGGTATCATCGAGTCCCGTTGCTTTTCTCTTGCGATCACCGTCCACCATATAGTCAATATACAGCTTTTTACCCCTGGCATATACTTTTGCCATACCTTTGCCCTTTCGGACAGAAACACCATGAAGCGACATTGTAGCACTCCTTAAACGAGTAATCTCTTTAAAATATCATTGAGGTTTTCGGGTTGTGATTTTGCAGTGAGGGCTTCGTGGACTTTTTCAACGTCAAAGCGTACTGTTTTTCGCTCACCCTCGTGCAGTATGATGAAGTGTTCATTCGGTTGCATTTCGATCTCTTGGAGCCGTTTTTTCATGGTGTCGGTGTGGAGATCATAATGACGGGCGAGGTGGGGGAGGGATAGGTATTTAGGTTGCGGGTTCACTCATCTCCTCCTCTTTACTGATTTGTTCAAACTCAATTAATAGCTTGGATTGTGCAGTTTTATACTCTTCAATAAACTCAGGTTCAAATTTAGACTCCCACCCACACGAAGGACATCTAAACTGTTTTCCATTGAATACTGTACGAGGCCAAGTTCCACGGCATCTATCCGCACCACAATACGGGGAATATCCTAATCTAGTAAGCAGATTTGTTCTAACTGTGCTCATAGTCTATCCCCTAAGCAAATATCAAAACATATCTCACCAAGATCATTATTCTTGTCTTTAGTGATACTGATATGTTTAATCTCGAATGTCATTATCTGTTTTGTGTACCCGCGATGGAATACAACTACGTCATATGGCTTGAATGATTGCGATGGTATGCCAATAGCACCACGTTTAAGCATGGATAGTTCATCACCGCCATACAATCTTCCGGTAAGTCGTTTAATCCAATACGGCTTTATCTCTCGATACTCGTGACTTTTCTCACCACTTTCTATTCTGTCGAACCAAACGCCTTTTAAAACTAGGTCAAGTTTCATTGCTTCGCCCCTGAGTAGTATTCGAGTGCTTCCGTAAAAGCTTCACACTCTCCATAATCTTGGATATTACGCTGTATATCAGACGTATTCATCCAATATAACCCGACACTTTCCCCATCTTCAAAAACTTGAATTTGTGCAGCAGGAGCACCACGTTCTCTGCGTACAGAATTAAATCTATAAAATTTGAATGTTACGATTACTTCATTCATCCATGAGCCTTTATAGTAAATCGATTGAACAATCTCCGCAGCGCGTAGCTTCTGACGATAGATACAATCGTGAAGAGCGCACCGATCATCAGGTTATCGCTCATAGAGATATGGATACCGAAGCGCGGGAAGATGATCAGTTGAGCGGCTAGGGCTATGAAATAGCCTATCAGTACGTTAAATAGTGATTCGATTAAGCTGTGTGATTTCTTTTGCATTATCCCGCTCTCCTTCTGAAAATAATCCTTGGTTCACTTGAGACTCTTTAAGTCTCTCTATTAAAGATTTCTGTTTTGGTTTTCTTTTTATAGTCTCAAATCTAATTTCATTAACTTGTATAAATTCGTCAAGGAGCATTTGTTTATGATCTATATGTTGGATATGACTTTTAAGCCTACCCCCTTGGTATCCTTGGCAGAACCTTTTTTCTTGTTTTGAAAGATAATCCCATCTATTGACAATAATTTCACGCGCATATTTATTTAACTCATACGGTGTATAGCAATATTCAAGTGCTTCAAATTCTCTAGTATTTGGAATTTTCCCTAACGGTCTTAAAAGCTGTCTGCGCTCTTCTGCCCAAAGAAGATATGAAATATCCATCCGCCTATTTTTGTATCTTCCAATATGATTAGTAATATCTCGAAAATTTGGGTCAAATTCAATTTTTTCATTTATATAAAACGCAACCGAGTGTCTAGGCATAGATGATCTTTTCTTTTCATAAGCTTGTTTATGTTTTTCATCGAGTACAACAAATACTTCATCACAATATCTTCCATAATCCACAATTTGATTTTCAAGACGTGTAAGGGTGTCCTTATCGCTTTTGATTTCAACAAAAATAAAATATTCACCGATCAACACTACATCAGGGCGAGTTCTCATAGATCCGCCGCTAAACTCATCAACTATAGCACCTTCGAATTTTTGGGATAATAACTCTTTGGTAGCGTTTCTGATTTCAATTTCATTACTCATCCCGCTCTCCTCATTTCATTTAAAATTCTTTGCGCTTCCAAAGCATCGAAGTAATGCTCAGGTTTTATAAAATCACTTGGGCTGATTTCTTCCGCGCCTTGCAGTTTTGGACGTTCTCGGATTGTCTCGCTTTGATCTGTTCCGTTGTCCACCCTTTGCGGGATATGCGAGGCGCATACTTCTTTTTTGGCTTGATCGTTTTACCGACGTTGGCAATATGATTTTCCAAAGTAGCACTCATCGGTCGGTTTCTATTTTTCGGGGTGATGATGAGCGGTTCGTGGTAGGCTTCGTCTTTGGGTGCGTATTCTCTCCGCCATATATCTTCGGGGAGTGGTTCGGTGCTGAGGCGTTTCATCTCTTCGCAGTAGGCTTCGTATGTTGGCCACATCATTTGTCCTTTTTATCCATATTCAACTCCGAAATATTCTCCAATAAAAATGGCTTTATCGGATATGTCCCACGCACCCATAAAGTTTGTAATAAACTCACCTTTATCAAAATAAATGTGAACTTCAATAGCTGATATTCGGTTTGGAACCATGCGAAAATGAGGCATTATCTCTATTGCTTTTTTATTATTCTTGTTATGCAGGTTTGTATATTCAATTTTAAAATCATCTACGCATTCAAAATGTTTCCCGATAACTTCTATTCCAGAGCAACCATCTTCGTTAAGTCCGAATACATAAATATCTCCATTTTCAAAATCAAATCTATGCTGATCAGCAATATCAATCATGTATTTTCCTTTTTGATTGTCTCACAGTGAACCCGTCGGCGTGCGGAATGGTTGGACGGGTTTAGTGTGGGGCAGGGTTGAAGTTGTCGAGGAGGGCTTAGGCCGCTTCCTCAAATATAGGTACCGTTTTGAACGGTGCGTTCTGATTCGCTCGAATGATCGCTTCCGCAGCGGGAGGGCAAACGCTGTTTCCTACCATTCGCACCTGAGCTGTGCCGGTGATCGGTTTATGATCTACGGTTCGGTCAATGATGTAGTCCGGACGGAAGCCCTGCGCGTTGTAAAGCTCACGCGGTTTGAGCATACGGAGGCTGATGTCTACGATTTGATATCGTAGCCCTTTGATCGTTACGATACCCATACGCTCATCATCGCTCAGGTCATCACCGCAATAGGTTTGGATGAACTCACGAACGGCGATGATCCGCTCCATCGTTTCACTATCCCACAGCGCACCCGTGACGGAATCGAGTACGATATCCACTTTCGCGAATCGGTCTTTTGTTGTGACCGTTCGTAATGGATCGTCCATTGATGAGCCGATATCCTCAGCATTGCCATAGAAAGAGTTGAGATAGCTCGTGACTAATCCCTGGTGTGTCCCTGCTGCGGTGATGGTATGAACCGGATCGCTCATCGGGTAGCCGTAATTGGTTCCTCTGAATTTGACAGCGTGCGAAACACATAGCGCGGCTTTGCCGTTGCCCTGAGTCGTGATTGTTCCGATGGGGTCGTTCATATTGCTTCCGATAGAGCTTTTGAAGTCCCGGACAACGTGCGGCAATTGCACCAAATGATTTTCAACCAATGCGTGACGGTTCTCAGTAACGATAGTCGTCAACGGTGCTTCGGGTGACCAAGATGCACTTTTGGAGCTTCCGTTGTCGATGCCGATCAATACCGGGGAGATTAACGAATGTCTCATCCCCCCGCTCGTAATCGTCGATAACGGTTTATCCAGTGTAGCACCTCTGCCGTCAGCTTCTCCGTTGCGTTCACCGAAATAGGTGCTGACGAATGGAGCGAGTTTAGCAGTCGATAGAGCGTTATGATCCGCAGTTGTTACGGTCGGAAGTGGGTCTTTGATAGAGCTTCCAACTACACCTTTGTAATATTTCACAATCCACGATTGATCGACGGTGTATGGATCGGGGTTTTTAAATACGAATTTATTCAACCCTTTGCCGATACGTCGTAACGAGGTATCTTTTAACGGTCGTTTGATACGAAGCTTTTTCGCTTTGATCTCTTCGGTATTCATAAAAATTGAATTACCAGGTATCGACCAATCGATCACGTTATCGCCCGTAGTAAGAAACGGTTTTCGTTTTCCGCTTTTCACTTCTGGGCTTTTCGGATCACCGTGCGTCGGTTCAGGCCATACGATTTCTTTACCGTCGCATCGTGCCACCATAAAGAGACGTTTTCGGATCGTCGGTGCTCCGTATTCGTGCGCCTTTACCTCACGCCGCTCTACATCGTAACCGAGCTTTTGAAGTTCGGAGACGAAGCGGGTGAATGTTTCGCCTTTGCGGATAGGGCAGGGTTGACCGTCATCGAGTACGGGACCCCAATCGGTGAACTCTTCGACGTTCTCCAAATATATCTGTGCAGGTTTTCGGAGTCTCGCCCATTTGACCACGATCCACGCGAGTGATCTGAGCTGTTTACATACCGGCTTAGACCCGCGTGCTTTTGAGAAGTGGGTACATGCAGGGGAAGCCCAAAGCAACCCGACCGGATATTCAGGCCATATTGTCATAGGATCAACCTCGAACACATCGGCGGTAAAGTGCATAGTATCGTGGTGATTCACGGTGTGCATAGATATCGCTTCGGGGTCGTGGTTTACCGCCACGTCCGGATCACGACCAAGCGCGGCACGTATCCCCTCAGATGCTCCACCCCCTCCGGCGAATAGATCGATGATGAGTCCGAAATCAGAATCGAAATGGTTTAGCATATCGGACATGCTGAGTTGTAGTTTACTCACGCGAACTCCTCATAAACGATTTAAAAAGCGGGTTATCTTCCGAAGTTTCAAACGGCGGTAGGCAATACTGCTCACACCGCGTATCATCTTCATCCATCGGCATACCAGTGAGGGCGCACCATGTATTACCGTCTTTTGATGCAAGATAATTGCACCCACGGCATCGGCTGTCTTTTTGCTCTGCTCTCACGATCCGATCATATTCCGCATTGATAAAGGCGGCCGCGATGATGAGTTGCTGTTTGCGGTCGTGGGTTTGTTTCGTAGAATGATAAGGATACCAAGGCCATAATGGATAAATCTTAGATTGTTCATTTATGTCTTCTCTAAAAATAAATACAGTTGCTGCATAACACGCCCCTGCATCCGCTATCGATCCGTCCGTGTGTTCATCATCGTGTTCAGCGGTGTATCCCTTTTCGACGATCTGACGGGTTCGCTCTTTTGCTACTAGTTCCAAAAAATTATTCATAATGATCCATCCTCATAATCTTGTTTATACCCACACTTTGGGCAGATAGTAGTCCCTAAAAATCGGTAGTCTGTACCGTCCTGAGTCCCAACTTCCCACGTTTTTTCAAGAATAAAAGTGGTACCAGTTTCATCGTGAGATAAATCAACTGGGCATCCATCCTCTGAACCGCAGTGGTAACATTCACCCCCGTGGCATACAGCACCAGTTGTTGTTTTGCCGATACGATGAATGATCTTTGCAATTAATGGTTTTTTACGCAACCATCCTTTTTCATAGGTACAAAAATACGTCCATGCTGTCCAATGTAACCATTCAAAAAAGCGAAATACGGTGTGGTATAGGATCCACCAATGAATATTTGGGTAGTTCCACCCATACCACTCTTTTTCAAACCACCATCTAATCTGCCAACTTCCCAAAAGCATATTTCGGAAAAACCAACGACGCGGACGAACAAAAACCCATCCGAGTGCATAATTGATCTTTTTCATAGTATCTCCACCTTGTTAATATCAAAATTCTGACCCTCTCGAATGGATATCAAGCTGATAACATAGCTGAGTTGTTCGTTATGTCCGATGAACTCATCATTGTGAAATCCGTAATGAATGCCGTTCGTGATTCCTTGTGTGATCTCATAATCGCTACCGTATCGAGCGACTATTTTCGGTTCAGGTTTTTTCTTCATCTTCGGCCTTTGGAGTATTTGGCATCATGGGAGTTTTCACCCCATCTACGTTTTTTATAAGTTGCAATTCCGATGATCCCGAATAGAAGCATCGCGCAAACAATCCCTATGATTTGATCTTCCATTTTATGCCGCCTTATAATAGATCGTATTTTTCGCACCAATCGAGGAGTTTCTCAAAATTGGTTTCAATGACTTTCCAAGTAATAAACATTGACGCTCCTTTTCAATTTCTTCGAGGATTCGCACGGCTTCACCGATGCTGATGCATTTGTATTTCATACGATCTCCTCTATGGTGATTCTGTACTGCTTCTCAGGGTCTAATGTGGAAATGATCTTGTCAAAGTTGATAGACTCAACCGAATCTCCACCCTTTGCGAAAATAGTCGAAACGTGTTTCATTTTCCCGCGGGAAATTTTCTTCGCCTTTGGTTCTGCTGCTGTTTTGAACTCATCGCGCTTGATCTCTCCTGCGTTGTATCGCTGATAGATTTCACGCTGTTTTTCGGGCTCTTTTACTCGGCTGAGTTCTTCGAGAACGGACAGCCCGATATCGCGTTTGTTCTCTTCGATGTCTGCTTTGATCGTCGGGTCGAGTTTGAGTAATCCTAACGCTTTGGAAACATACGAAAGAGGCTTTTGTATTGCTCCCGCTAAATCTTGCTTCTGTTTATACTTTCCTGATTCCCACAGCCGTACTATCGCCATAGCTATCTCATAGTCGCTCAGGTCTTCACGTTGGATATTTTCGATAAGAGCCAACTCCTCGACGGTGTGATCTCCTCGGTCGAAAACGTTTGTCTTGATCGTGATCGATCCATTGATCTGATGCGCTCGGTATCGTCGCTCTCCGGCGATGATCATATATCCATCAGGTCTTCGCACCACGCTGATCGGTTGCAGTAGCCCTTTGGTTTTGATAGACTCCGCGAGTTCAGCGAGTGACACGGGGTCAAAATGTTTGCGGGGTTGGTCAGGGTTGGCATAGATTTGTGATAGTTCCAATTCCATAAGAGAGCTGATTCCTGACGTTCTCGGTGCGGTTTGTTCTACTGCATCATTAAGAGCCGATAATTTCATCTCTAAGCCCCTCTATCTCTTTTTGTGCAGTCACGTTCCCTATACTGCTAAAAACGCTCTCACCGTCTCCCATAGTGCTGTAATAGATTTTGCGGGAGCGGATAGCACTTTTCAAGATGGTGAACCGTGAGCCTCTTACGTTCTCTTTGAATTTATCAAGGTTACGGGTCGAAGCGTGTAGGTTATTAAACAGTACGTGAAACTTCGTATCGACAGTATCGAGTTCGGATAGGATCGCATCGAATGTACGGAACCCTAACACTTCGGTGACACGGTCGGGGGTGATCGGTATCACTACGTGATCGCTGTGACGTATCGCCGCGCGGTTCAGATCGCTATCGAACCCGCCGATATCCATAATGAGTGTCACATCGTGTGTTGTGCGGCTGATAAGCTCATATAGCTCTGAAATGTTACGCGGTTGGTGGACGGTGAAAGGGTCCCCCGCTATCATATTTATATAGTGTAACGTTTGGTTAAAATCAAAATCCACAAGCTCTACTTTGCCGATTTGTTTAAATGCGTGAGCGAGATGCCACGCGGCAGTTGATTTTCCGACACCGCCTTTGAAGTGTGCTAGGGTGAGTATCATGGAGTAACCTTTAGTGTATGTAAATCGCAATGAAATTCATTTGGAACAATACTTGTTGGTTCTCCATCTTCATCAATTAAATAAAGACATGAGCATTGGCTATACCACTGGTCAACTATTGTTGAGTGGTAGCAGTTTTTACATTGTTTAGGTACTTGTAGTTCTTCGAGTTCGGATATTGCTTGATTGAACTCCCTAATATCATCTTCAAATTCATTCCAATCCCCTGATTGGAGTAGCTCCAATTGGTTTTTTTGTTTTTTCAAAATCTCTATCGCTTTTAACTGTTTCATTACTTTGCCTTTTTTGGTTGGATTTTCCCGCGGGAAATTTTAGGATGTAAGCCGTTCGCCTATAACTTCCGTTGAAAAATTAGGGACAAATTCAATCTCTAACTTATATTTTCCATTACACACTCCGCACTCTTGCTCTGAGGTTGTTTCTTGATAATCGACCCATTCTGTTCCATTATCAGACCCACAGTGAGGGCATACTACAGTTGATTTATACAGATAATCATCCTTGTCATACTCATATTCACTGACTTTATTAAAAGCCTCTTTTCGTAGTTGTATATCTCTTTTATCTGCACACGGCTTACAAAGAAACCCATCAGAATGTCCCCACGGAATATCTGTTAAATCACGTCTATGAGTCCCACATTCAACGCATATGTTATGATTGTCACAAACTACGTAGGAATATTTTTCCCCTGATCCATTACACTTCGAACACCCATTTACCCAATACCATTCTCCATCTATTAGATCAGCATACATTTCTTGACGATCATGCTTAAGCTCAAATAAAATGTTATGCCAATTATCTGTATAAAATTGTTGGGTGCTCCCTGATCGGGTTCTTTTTAAATCAGGGGTTAAACGCGGATCGTCAATTTTTATTTTTTCCATTACCTTGCCTTTTTGGTTAGATTTTCCCGTGGGAAATTTCGGAAGCTCTCTAAGCGACTCAGCGAACCGCAAAGGGAACCTGTGCCTCGTAGAAAGCTCTTTTGGAAGTGGTGTACCATACGGTAATGGCCTTCCGTATGGCGAGTTAAGGCCAATTTTCTCTACTCTACACCACTTCATAAAAAGCTCCCAAGATGGGAAGCATATTAAACTTGATACGATTTAACACCCGTAATACCGTCACAGATACTCTGTGTTAGTTGTCGGCGTGTTTCTTCTTCGAGTTGGTCGATGTTGTAACAGATCAGCTCTGCGATGAATGTGCCGTCTTGAGCGTTTAAAAAGAGCTCTGTCTCAAATCGGGTGGTTAACTCTCGATCATTGGCATAGATTGGAAACTCAAACGTGATGATCCGTGGGATCTCTACATTGGACTTTCCGGTGCGGACGGTGGCATCGATGGTGAATTTGTTAGAGGCGTTGCGTTGGATACTATCGATCTGAGTGATACCCTGCAAGTTTTCTGCCATATCGATGATGTCCATGTCATCCGCTTCTTTGTTATCTAGTGCGACGATGTACGGCTCCATGCGTTTTAGGAAGCGGATGAAATCTTTTTGGATGATTTGATTGCCGTTATATTGACGGTAATATTTATAATCATCGGTTAGTACCAACGGCATAGTTGCTACGCTGTCGCAATAGTCAGGGTTTTTATCGGTGATGTAGTTAAATACCGCGCGAACTTCCCCCTCGTTATAGAAAAGCTTTGTAGCGTCTGTTTTGTACTCGGTGACGAATGTGATGTAATCATCTTTGTTGATGATCTTTTGAGAAACAACATGACGTGCCAAAGCGGGTTTAAAGTGGATTGGCTGTTTGGACATATCGATTTTATAATCGTTGTGAATGATGACTGCGCCATTTTCCAAAGGTTGCATTGGCGGTTTGAACGCATTCATTAGATTATTGAAGAACTCTTTCATTTTTAAACTCCCGGAAGTATTTGTTGATTTGGTCGATTTCTCGACGGCATATACGTTTGCTGATTGACGAAAAAACCTGTTTTGATTTTTACGCGTGGGAGCACATTGCTAACATCTCCGACCATTACGATCTGATCGTCAGCTGATTTTGAGATTTCGAGTTTTATAGTGATGCTTGATTTTTTATCCTGTATCATGGTTGCTTTGACACAATCACGTAGGCAGGATGCAGCATTATTCGCAATATCTCCATTTCCTACAACCTGTAAGGCATTGATAAACGCTTCTATTTCGGAAGCGACGACTTCTTGATCTCCGGGCATTGGTTTTCCTTTTTGTTGGGGTTGAGTATTTAATCAGGGCAATAGCCTTGCCCTCATAGAGATACTCAGTAAGCTCTTTATGGGTTTATTGCAGTTGATATCTACTACTTCACGATATCCATCCTCTTCGAATTAACGACACAATAAACCTATAAAAAGCTCTTCCCCCACCTTGCAATAAAATCCCATCTTTATGGTTTGTTCGACTATGGGGTGGGGAGTGAGTGAAGCAGTCGTTCGGTAATGCCGTTTCGATTTAGGAGATCGTATGATGGATTGTTCATTGGCACGACTGCTTCGAGTGGTTGTGAAGCCCACCGCCTTGTCTCGATGGGCTTCATTAGGCACTCTAACTCTTCAAATTTTCCCTCGGGAAAATTACACGGCTGCTTCGCCGCTCAGTCTCCGTTCATAGGAAACTCATCCCAAACCAGCACCACCGATCAACGGTTACTTTTCACTGTCAGGTCTCAGGGCAACTCGCCCCGTTTTGAGCATAGGCTCATCAGATCACACCACTGTGCGATCCTATGAAACTATTTTGATATCGTTGTTCTCGCAGTAGATTTCAAAGCCATCACAGTTGATTTTTAGATACTCATAAATCTTTTTATCAAGTGGGGTGCTTTTGCCGTCACGCACTAGACGGTCGTGCAGGCGTTGTTTAATAGAGGATTCTTTTGCCTCTAAATCTGTGGCAGCTGTTTTAAAACTTTTACCCGAAACGAGTAGTCCGAGTTTGACGTTTTGATAAAAAGATAATTCTTGGTTAAATGGCATATTTGTCAAACCTTTCAAGTGTTGCACGTGATGCGCTATAATCTTGTTTACGTTATGCAAACGTAAACGGATAGAGAATTATAGACAGATTTGTCAAGTATTGTCAAGAGGAAATGTCAACTTATGTCAACATGGTTTAAAAGATTAAAAGAAATTCGAGAACAAAATGGACTTACACAGCCTGAATTAGGCAGTAAAATAGGTATAGATGCAACAGCGGTAAGTAGATATGAAAAAGGCAAAGGTGCTAAAAATATACCTTACCAACTCAAACAAAAATTGACAAATGTGTTTAGTATTGAAGAAATTGCTTATATTGAAATAGGCAAAAATGACAAATCAGCTCAAAAATCAGAGCCATCCGATATTCAATATGATGAGAATAAAATGATTGCCGCACCGATAATGTCCGTAAAGGCATCAGCAGGGCAAGGGAATGAGCATTATGATGTAGTGACTACCGGAGAGCTGCTGATCGATCGGATGCTGTTTAAAGTGTTGCCGAACCTAAAAGACATCCGAGCTATAGAAGTGGAGGGGGATAGTATGTACCCAACGCTAAAAGATGGGGATTATGTCATCATCGAGGAAAATAGCCATTTTAGCGGGGATGGTATCTATGTACTTCAATGGGATAGTGTGCTGTTGGTAAAACGGTTGCAAGCGGGAGCAGGGAAGATCGATATCATCAGCGATAATCAAAGCTATTCGGTTAATACATTTAACCCGACTGATGATCAGCGGTCATTTCATATTGTAGGGAAAGTTATTTTGAGGATGCAGAGGTAGGTGTAGGGGGAGTTATTTCTTTTGGATCATCATTAACAGCATCTTTACAACTAACAAATAATGATCTACAATTCTTTTTATCTTTTATAATTCGTTCATACTCTCTATGTTTACCTACCCATGAAAATATTGCTATAGTTGGATCACAATCTTTCATATTTGCCATGATTCTAAACTGTGTTTTTGGTAGTATCGTTATAGATATGAGAGTATGACCTTCTTTACATGATATTTTATGAGGTCGTAAATTTGTATCTTTTGGGTTTTTTTTAAAAGCATCACGCGTAGCTTGATACTGCTCAATGCTGAATAAACCAGCATCGATCAGCTTATCACGCATTTTGAAGAAGTTCGAAGTCGCTTTTACTGTCAGCATATGCTTGAGCTATCTTTTGTGAAATTGCAAATTTTATGTTCACCATATTCGAGTATAGCTCATCAAATGCATTAATATAAATATCCCGTATAGGATTTGGGAAAGATGCTATATCTTCCGAATCTAATACATACTCTATATCAGGTAATATCCCATCAATCAAATCAGCAAACTGATTCAATATTTGTTCGTCCTCTTGGACATCATTAATATAATACAAATCAACAAAATCTCTGACTTGCTCCATTTTTGCATTATATTCATGTGCTTTGCTTATTACTTCAAAAGCTTTTGACTCAAATTTTTTGAGCTCGATTTCAAAATTTCTTTTTCTCAAATATTGGGAGAAATGATTTGAAACAGCTTTATATAGTTCTTCTGCAATAGACGGTTGATTTTGAAAATAAACATTGTTTACTGCCAACATTTACAACCTCCTTAAAAAAGTTGCGGAATTATATCTAAATCTACTTAATATCCGTTTACGTTACACAAACGTAAACAATCCATGTGCTTAGTATATCGTCAAATCGGAAATAATTTGCACTTTACCGGAAATATATTGCTACTTTTTACCTTTAGTAACATTTCTAAAAGTACCGCTTCCGAATCTATTAGTGTAATGCAAAGATCATTCCATAAAGTAGCGTTATTTTCCCGCGGGAAAATTTAACTAAATACTGCTGCTTGTAACTTTGTATAAGTTTTACTGTCTGTAGTAGCTAGCATCTTTCTGCCGTCTTTGAATTTGGCAACAAAAGTTACTTCTTTTCCTTTTCCTCCGAGTAACAGCCCGGCTAATAGACCAACCGGACCCAATACTACAGCTCCGGCAACTCCCCATCCAACAGTTCCACCTACTTTTTTAACGCTCTCCTCATTTGCCATTTCTACTGATTGTAGTTTATCCAAAGTAATCGACTCTCCCATCCAAGGGTGTTCTTTTGATTTCATCGTCAAAATGCTAAACATACCGAGTTCTCCATCTGTAAAATCTCCTGCGTGTACTTTTATTTTACTCATTGCTTCCCTCTTTAAATGAATTTTATCCAGTGCTCTTCGGACACTATACTAATGGTAGTTTTCTCACTATCTCTGATTGATACGGCCGCTTCGATCTTACGCCCATATGTCGAATGTATCCAATCACGGCTACCTATGATCCCGATTACAAGGTAGTCTGTACTAAGCGTAGGGTTTTTGACACACTTTCCACCCTTGCTCTCTATGAGTTTTGTTACATTATCTCTCGATCCTACCGTAAAAGCTCCAGTCAAGCAGAACACTCGTTCTTCAAACTCAATAACAGGCGGTGGGTTATCAAGTGGTAGAGAAGAGGTCATACTTGAAATCTGACCTGGTGCTTCTCCCCCCGTTATTTGTGTGATTAGTTTTAGGAGGTCTTCTTTCTCATCGTTATCCAAAAAACCGTCTGATAAATAGAGGCTTATCCGTTCATACAAAACATTCGCAGGCCACACGCTCGCTGCATCTTGGTTTGATTCCATCCATTTTAGGATAAATTCTGCTTCTGACTGTGAAACTTCACCATCGGATATCACTCCTTTGCATATTCCAATAAGCTCATCTATATTGCGCTCTGCACGTCTCGCAGCACTGATAACATTTAATACGGGTTGCGAACTATAAGGGTCAAGAGCTATTTTTTTAGACTCCAAATTAAACCTCCTAATATTAAAATTGACAAAACTTGACAATAATGTCAATTAATGTCTATAATGTCGAACCAACCTATTTATCTGAGCGGCGGTTGGACCTTCGGGAGCCGCTCTTCAGATAAGTGTCCAAAGGATACACAATGACTATTTCAAAGCACCCTTGGCTATATAGAGCCGTCGATTTAGCAATCAATACTTTCGGAAGACGAAACAATATCACCGCACGTCAACACATCGCACCGCTGATTGGGTTAACCGGAGAGAACGGAAGCATACAGCTAGGAGCAAAGCTAAATTATACCACTTATAACCCCGCAACACCAAAACCGTTATCACTATATGAGCTTATTATCATTATGGACACCATCGGTAACGAACGTAAGATTATCCTCGATGCTCTTGCAAAAGAGTACGGCGGGGTTTTCACCTTTAGCGTAGATCCAAGCGGAACAACCTCCGAATCGCTTAAAGACAAACTTCTAATGATCTCCTCCATATCCGGTGCACTTACTTCGAAATTTTTGGAACACAAAAATGATGACGGAGTGATCGATGAGATGGAAGCTGCTGAATTGGAACGGATTGCCTATGAAGCGCGGTCGCATTTGATAGTTTTTGAAGAGATGATCAAAAAACACAAAGTAAGTGTTGAGGAGTAAGAGATGGCAAAGATCACGTTTAAATCAGGCTCAACACCGTATACGCTTCACACCCACTTCACTGCGGGGAAATCATTGACATTCGTCGAGGCTTCAAAGCCTAAGCAAGATGGTGGGTTAGAAATCTATCACCTTTCTCAGCGTATTGCTGATCTGCACAAAAAGTTCCAAGAAGCAGGTGCAACGAGTCCTCTAATGGTGATCGATGAACCAAACGGAAGAGGCGGGAACCATACACGCTATTTTTATAAAGGGTGTGGATGTCATTTTGAGAACCAAGATGGAGCGAGGGTCTACGGATGAGTATCAAACAAAACTTACTACTTACTGCCAATAAGATCATTATGAAAGCGCCATTTATCCAATTTAACCAAAAAATTAAAATCCGAAAAATAATTATGACTGAGCTTAAAGCCAGTGGGTTTAAGGGGATATGATGGAAGAGCATCTATATAACCTGTCATTTGAGCGTTCAGTATTGTCTTCTGTCATATTTATCAATTACCATGATGCAGATAATCTTGATGAAATGGTCGGTATGTTAGACGAAAACCTCTTTTATCTTCAAGCGCACAAAAACATCTGTGCTGCAATCCTCAAACTTCACGCTTCAGGACTACCTATCGAAGAGAGTTTTATCCAAAAACATCTAGTGGCATCAGGTCGGTTCGATGAGAGGACTATGATAGAGGTGTTGACTACCAATAGCATAGCAAACATCAAGCCCTATATCGATGAGATGGTTGATAAAGCTAGAAAAAGAAAATTGCTAGAGCTGACTACTAAAATAAAAAGCATGGTTTTCGAGGAAAACAATAGTGCTGATGACATCGATGCGATGTTAGAGCTCGAGATGAGTGAGTCTATCATCAAGAGCGGCATGACGATGCCGATCACTATGGAGCGAGCTATCGAAGAGTTCCATACTATGAAGATACCTGAACCGATCCGTACCGGCATAGAAGCTCTCGATAATCTTTTATGCGGTGGGTTTGAACCTGCACAACTCGTCCATATCGGAGGAGAGCGTAACGTCGGTAAAACAACGCTCATGAAGCAAATACTGTTCAATGTATCTACTGATATCGATTCACTCTTCTTTAGTTTCGAGATGCCTAAATGGAAGATGGCAAAGTACACGGAGCGGATGAAGGGCAAAAGCAATATGAAGCGGTATCACATCATAGATACCAATATGATGAAAAGCCGAGACGTTACCGATGTCGCACGTATGATCCGAACGATGTGGCGTAAACACGGTATACGATTTGCCCTTATTGATTCCAAGATGAAGCTAAATCACCGTTCCTATAAAGGAAACAGTGACGCTGAGAAAAAAGGGGAGATCGATTCTATCCTCAGCGCAGTAACGCAAGAGACTGGTATCGTTATCCTGATGATCGTACAGGCTTCACGTGAAGAGTTGAAGAGTGGCAAGATGGGGAGCTATGGTTCTGTATTATCCGACTACGAGACAGATATGCAATTACTGCTCAAAAAGACAGAGGGCGGTATAGAGGTCAGCTGTGAAAAAAACCGTCAAGAGGTGTTACATTATCCGGCGAAGCTGTATTTTAACAAAGAAGAGTTGAAGTTCGACAGCATCAAAACGAGTATCGTAACCTATGAGACTCCGTCATCGTATACGGATCGTTCCTCTTTAATCGCTGGCAATGATGAGAAAATGCAGATTGTAGTCCTATGAGAATGAATTATAAGAGTTATCCAACCGACTTCATCCAACAGCTCAAGCGTGATAGAGGTGTTGCAGGGCGTAAGAAAGCGCGTGCTTTTATGGAGTTCTGGGATGACATGGAGCATGGTGATCATAACAGTGAATCGTTCTATGCTAAATCATGGGATATCTCCCGCAGTACTTCTCACGAATGGATTAAAGAATTCAAAGTAGAGATGGATCTATTTGTGGATCATATGTTCCTAAAAAATCAGCAACACTATAACCACGCCGTATTTCCAACCGAGCAAAACGAGCAAAGACAACCGAGCAAAACGAGCAACTATAAACCTCGTAATATAGGAACTTATATAACATCAACCGAGCAAAATGAGCAACCACTACCGAGGGAAGCTTTTAATCTAAATAATAATAATCATGCGCGGGAACTTCGTAGAGAATGGTGGAATGACGGTGAGTTTCAGGAACTCTTTTTCATTTACTCTCAAAACACCAAGTTCGTCGGTAAAAAAGAAGATGCGTTCGAGCAGTTCACTCGAACCGATATGAATCCATCAATACTAATCCTATCAGCTATCCAATACCTACACGATCCGCAGGTCGGCGGCAAGCATTACAATCTTGCAAATTTCCTAAAGAACGAAACCTATCTCTCATACATCCCTAAGATGATCAAAGTACGTCACGGTGATCAAGATATCATCGGTGAGTATGATCGGGTTAACCAACGTATTATCGAGAACGGTAGCAATCGAGTAATAGTCCTGACCCCTGAGCGTTTGGTTGAGCTGTTCAAAGTCGGAGCATTAGAGTTTATCAAACCAGTTGGGAGAGTGGCATGATCAAGATGAATGCTAACTTCAGAGAGATCAACTCTTTCATAGGATCAATACCGAAGCAGATCAGTTATGGATCATCGGTTGGATTGAATAACCTAGCAACTCATATGCGTGATTCAGAACTTGCAGGGGCTAAGAACGCATTTACATTACGCGGTCGATGGTATGAACCTCGATCTCGTTTTGGTTTCAATGTTCAGTTCGCAAAAAAGAATGATCTCAATGCATCGGTCTATACTCGTGCTGATTGGTTGGTGCTTCACGCTGAGGGAGGAACTAAGACGGCACGTGGTCGTATCGCTATACCTACCGCTGAAGTTAAGCGTAGTAAGCGCGACATTATCACCCGTGCGAATCGTCCACGTAATGTTAAAGGATCATTTCTGATTCATACGTCAAAAGGTGATGCTATCGCTGTTCGAAAAGGTAAAGGTAAACGTTCACGGTTCGTAATTCTTTATTGGTTAGAGAAACAAGCGAAGATTAAAAAGGTCTTCGACTTCTATGAGATAGGGCAAAAGGTTTACGACCGTAACGTACATCGATATATCAGCGATGGAATTGATATCGCGTTTAGAGGTATGAGATGAGCACGGGTCCTTTGGGGGGTTTTGAACTGCCGAGGGTACTCGCAACCTCGAAAGAATCCCACTGTAATAGTTTTTTTGTAAAAATGGTTGTAGCTCAGAAGCACGTTGTAGTAGTAGTTTGATGGGGATGTTATGAAAATAAGTCAATCAAAATTTGCACAACAAATAGGGGTGTCACAACAGCAGATTGGAAAATATATTTCATCCGGGATATTAAAAAAAATAAATGACAAAGGTGAGATAGATTCTGAAGAATCTATAAAAACTCTTAAAGGGCTTGGAAAGATCGGTGATGATGGAAAATATATCAAGCGTGAAAATATTACTCAAGATAATGGATCACTTTTGCCTTTTGATGGAGATGTATCATACAAGAGCCCTGCAAATATGACAGAAGAAGAGATAGAAGAAGTAGAGCGAAAAGAAAGGGAAGAAGCTCAAAGGGCAGTAGACGCTCTAAAAAATAAAGCTCAGATACTTGGTGCTTCTCTATCTGATGAACAACAAAATTTTTTAGATAAAGCTGAGTTATCAGAATCACGCAGAAAACGAGAAGCGGCCGATGCTATGACCGCCGAACTAAACATTAAACTCAAAGAGATAGAGATCGCTCGAAAACAGCGTGAAGATGAAATAACGGAAGGGCTCTATATTCTAAAATCAGAAGTAAAGGTTCAAGCGTCAGAAGCAGGATCAGCATTTGTGAATGCGGCAATGATATCTATTGATAGATCGGCTCCTCAGCTGATTGGTAAGCAATCAATCCATGAAATAAAAAGTATTTTAAAAGATCAACTCGCAATCTCACTGAAAGGTCTAATCAATGAGTGAATTAGTTTATTATGACCATTTTATAGAGGCTATACAGGTTAAAAAAACACCTCTAATTAGTGACTGGGCTGATCAAAATAGATATATTTCAAAAGGTGCGGAAAAAGGGATGTGGCAAACATCTCGGACACCATACCTCAAAGAGATTATGGATTGTTTATCACCACAAAGCCCCGTAAGGGATGTATGTGTTGTAAAGCCTACTCAGATGGGGTTTACTGAGGTAGGGGTAAATACAGCCCTTTATTACTCTGATGTACACCCTACGCTCGTATTGCTTATTATGCATACTCAGGGTATTGCTGAAACGACTGCTAAAAACCGTATTAACCCTGCAATTAAAAAAATACCGACACTTGCAGATAAAATCGTACCATCAAAAAAAGCCGGAGACGGCGGACCCGATTTATCGAAAGTATTCCCGGATGGTTTTTTAGAAATAAAATGGGCTCAAACTCCATCATCATTCGCATCTATCCCTGCTGAAATAGTTTTAAATGACGATATCAACCGATGGCCCACTGACGTAGGTGATGAGGGGAATCCTCTAGACTTGGCTCGAGGTAGAACTGAAACATTCTCAAACTATAAATTTTATTCAAATAGTACACCCACTACATCCGACAAATCAAATATCGGAAAAGAGTTTTCAAAATCGGATCAACGACATTATTATATGCCGTGCCCTGAGTGTACACCGCTAGACAAGAGTAAACAAAATATAGAAAATATGGTAATTTTTGAATGGAAATTTTTTCTTTTCGATAGAGATGAACACGGTCAACTCATAGGTGATGTTATGTTTTGCTGTCCTCATTGTGGGTCTTTGATTCCTGAAGAGAAAAAGACTTGGATGATGAGTGAAGAATCGGGTGCGAAGTGGATACCGCATAAGCCTCATATCAAAAAACGAGGTTACAGAATTACAGGAATGTATCAACCTCTCGGTATGGGTAGAGATTGGACAAAAATATGTGAACGGTTTTTAGAAGCGGCGGAAGCGGCAGAAAAAGGGGATAAAACAAAACTAAAAACGGTTACAAATACCATTTTTGCGGAAGAATGGGAACAAGAGCTTATTAAAATCGATATTAGTATTGATACATTTCTACAACGTAGAGAATATTATGCAGAGCAAGTGCCGGCGGGAGTTTATATGTTGTGTGCAGGGGTTGACACTCACGAAACACGTTTTGAAGTTGAAGTTGTAGGATATGGTAAAAATGGTGAGACATGGGGGATAGAGAAGAACATTATTAATGGAGATCCTGCGTTACCTGAGACTAAAAAAGCTCTCGATGAATATTTATTACGAAAAACGTTTATGCACGAATCCGGTAACCCTATGAAGATTTATTGTTCTACTGTGGACTTTGGTGGGCATAGATCAAAAGCAGTCGGAGAATTTACCGCTAAACGAGCCATAAACCGAGTATATGCCGTCAAAGGATCAACGGCCATAGAATCTCCTATCGTCAATAAAATCCCATCAAAAACGAAATATGAGACCAAGCTTTATATCGTTGGACCGAATGCGGCCAAAGATGATTTTTTTTCTCGTGTAATTTTGACCGAAAAAGGATCAAACTTTTGTCATTTTCCAATGTCTTATGACAAAACGTATTTTGATCAGCTGTTAACTGAGAAAAAGAATGCCGAAGGGCGCTGGGTCAATCCAGGTCAAAAACGAAATGAGGCACTGGATTGTAGGATATATGCTGACTGCGCGTATGCATTGAGTGGTCGTGATGTAGATAGATTATCTGCTCCGATATTCTATACATCAAACGGATTAGGTAAAAAATCAGGTAGACGAATCATATCGAGGGGGAGATAATGGCTAAAAAAGAATATAAAACACCTATGCGGGTCAATGTTGATGTCAATGTTTTTAATGCAATTGAGATGATAAAAGCGGATAAAAACACCGAAGAAACAGGATCGCTTCTTAAAATGCTCCTCCTTGAAAGCCCTACATTTGCCGAAAAATACGAAGAAATAATGAGACTATTCGGTAAAACTGCCTAAAAATACCACAAACAAATAACCAAAGTCAAGACAGCAAAACTGCTGTCTTTTTTATTTCCTCCGCTTCTGTGAAAATGTCATCAAGATTAAAAATAAATGGATTTAACCTTGACACTCATTGCACAACTCACATCGGTACAAGCTGCTATCGAAGCAGTTCTTTCGTCTCAGAGTTATGAGATGGACGGGCGCAAGCTCACTCGTGCTGATTTGGAGATGTTGCAAGCTCGTGAAGATCGCCTCGAAGATAAAATCCGCAAATACGGCCCCAACTATGATATTACGCAAGCTCAGGTCACACCGCGCCGTGGTATCCGTGTGAAAAATGTGGTACCTCGATGAAAAAACCAACCGTAACCCCTAACATAATCGACAAAGCCGTAATGTTTATGGCTCCTGAGTGGGGGATATCGCGTATTCAATCGCGTATGAAATACGAATCTTTGGCAATGGGTGGATATATCGGTGCCGATACGTCACGCCGTTCTATGCGCTCTGCCAATGCTGCTATCGGATCATCTGATACCGATGATCTCCCATCACTCGAAAAACTCCGTGGAATTGCCCGTGATATGTACCGCAACGCTCCGATCGTTCGGGGGGCTATGGATACGATGCGATTTAATATCCTCGGGTCAGGGCTCATGGTGCAGTCTGAAATCGATCATGAGTTTTTAGGGATGAGTGAAGATGATGCGAGAGCGTGGGAAGTCAAAGCGGAGCGAATCTTTCGATTTTGGGCGGATTCGGAAAACGCCGATATCGAACGTACCTCTAATTTTTATGAATTACAAACGATTGCCCTTTTCGGAGCACTTATCAGCGGTGACGTTTTTGCCGCTCTCCCTTATGTCAAGCGTCAAGACTCTCCGTTTTCCCTTGCTATTCAGCTGATCGAAGCGGATCGATGCTGTAACCCGAACAATGCTATGGATACAGAAAAAATAGCCGGAGGGGTAGAGACAGATGCGCTAGGTGCTCCGACTCATTACCACTTCTCGAAATATCATCCTGGCGGATTCAAGTTATCGACTGAATCCAAAAAAGTACCAGTTTTTGGAAGTAGCGGCCGTCGTAATGTTCTCCATGTATTTGAAAAAGTGCGTCCGGGGCAACGTCGCGGGGTATCTATCCTCGCTCCGATCATCGAGCCTCTGAAACAATTCACCGATTACACTCACGCAGAATTAACCGCCGCAGTTGTGAGCGGGTTGTTTACCGTATTTATCAAGAGTGAATCGGGTGGTGTTGACATCGATATGGAAGATGAAAACGGCGGAAGCGGTACGAATGTAGATCACGATGAACTCAACTTATCGGCAGGTGCTATTTTAGGACTTGCCCCTGGTGAAACGGTAGAAACTGCAAACCCTAACCGACCAAATACGGCGTTCGATCCTTTTACCCAAGCGATTCTAAAACAGATCGGTGCCGCGCTCAACATCCCGTTTGAAGTGCTTATGAAACATTTTAGTGCTTCATACTCTGCTAGCCGTGCTGCATTGCTAGAAGCGTGGAAAATGTTCCGCACTCGCCGTACTTGGTTTGCTAAAAAATTCTGTCAACCTACTTATGAAGCGGTGCTTACCGAAGCGGTATTAATGGGGTATTTAAGTGCTCCCGGATTTCTCGAAGATCCAATGATCCGAAAAGCATACTGCGGGGCATCATGGAACGGACCCGCTCAGGGTCAGCTCAACCCAGTCAATGAAACCAAAGCGGCGGATATGCGTGTCGAGTCAGGGTATAGCACCCGAACTCGTGAAGCGGCAGAGATCAACGGCAGTGATTTTGACCAAAACATCAAACGCGGTACAGAAGAGATCCGAAAGATGAAAGAATCCGGTCACCTCGCTATTAAGTATCCATCGGTGATCACTGAAACAATCCTAACAGATGAGGAGGACAAATGAGTGCGATTTTAAACGCTATGGCAAATCAGCCGTGGTTAATGATGCCGGATCGTCTGGAGATGATGGCGAGAATCGCAAAACGTGAACATGATGTAGAAGCACTCGCGGCAAAAGTGGGGACAAAACTCGATAACACACGTACCGTAGAGATGCGCGGAAGTATCGCAATTGTCCCAGTAATCGGAGGGATTTACCGTTATGCGAATCTTTTCACAGAATTTTGCGGAGGAACTTCGACCGAAATGCTCGCTAAAGATATTGTGGCAGCGGGAGACAACCGATCCGTCAGCCACATCATTTTAAATTTTGACACTCCGGGCGGGCAAGCTGCTTCTATCGCTGAAAATGCAGAGCTGATTCGGATGGTTAGTCAGAAAAAACCGGTTATCGCTTATGTCGATGATCTCTCCGCATCAGCAGGGTATTGGCTAGCGAGTGCGTGTAACCATATCGCCGCATCAAAAACGGCGATGGTAGGGAGCATCGGTGCGGTGTATTCGTTTCGTATATTTGACGACGGCAGCGAGAAGATCGAAATCGTCTCGTCCGTAAGCCCGAAAAAACGACCCGACATTAAAACCGATGAAGGGAAAAATCAGATTCAGGCGTGGGCGGACAAGCTCGGCGAAATTTTCGTAGAGGATGTAGCGGCCAATCGAGGCATTACCAAAGAGGAAGTTTTGAAAAACTTCGGGCAGGGTGATCTTCTCATCGGTTCCGATGCTTTAAAAGCAGGGATGATCGATGAAATAACAACATTAGAGGCTCTCATAGTAGAGCTTCAATCTTAACCAAGGAGAACCAATGATGTACAAAGATACTGACATCACAGCTGCCATGATTCAGGAAAAATTTCCTGCTGTCGCTGCTGAGATTGTCTCAAGTTCAATTGCGACGGCAACAATCGAACCGATTGCAATTACTGCTGATTCACTTCGGGAAAGTCACCCGGATATCGTAGCGGCTTTAGTGGAAGAGGGGCGTGCTGAATCAAGCACTAGCACCGCTGAGGCTATTGCGGCTGAAAATGCTCGTATTTTAGCGATTCAATCACTCGCTCAACCGGGATATGAAAGTGTTATTACGGCCGCTTTGGCGGATACCAATATCACACCGGATCAAGTGAAGATTCAAATGTTCGATGCGATGAACGGAAAACGAACTAGTATGAGCTCATCTCACCGTGCTGATGGCGAATCACTCGGTAAAGATTTAATCGCGCTTGGTGGCGGTTCAGCAGACGGCGGTGATACGGATGTATCAGATGATGACAAAGCGGCAGCGGAAATGGCCGAAGCCGGTAAAAAAGCACGAGGAGAAATGTAATGGCTGAGATTTATACACCCGACAATCTGATTGCCGGAGAGACACGAACGGTTTGCGACATCGTAACGATCGCATCAGGTGGAAGCGCACTTAAACGCGGTGCGGTTCTTGGGAAAATTACCACTGGCGGTAAATATATTTTGTCTGCTTCTGCTGCGGCCGATGGGAGCCAAACTCCTGATGCTATTTTGGCAGAGGATTGTGACCCAAGCGCGGCTGATGTTACAAGTGTAGCGGTTTATGTAAAAGGTGAGTTTAACGCAAATGCGTTGAATTTCGGAACAGGGCATACTGCCGCTACGGTCAAAGCACCGCTACGCGATGCAGGTATCTATATCAAAACGTCTGTAACGGCGTAAGGGGAATATGATGATTAGTATTTTCGCATCACGCGCCATGGCTATGGCAATGCGTCAGGATAAAAAGACTGGAACATTTCTTCTTGATATCTTGTTTTCAAAAGTTGATCCAAAGATCGGTAAATATGTTGATATCGACATCATTAAGGGCAAGCGCCGTATGGCTCCATTCCAATCACCTCGCGTTGAGGGTAAATTGGTTGAAAAACTCGGCAAAACTACAAACAGTTATGAACCTGCGTATGTTAAACCCAAAAAAGAGCTTGATGCTGAATTGATTGTCAACGCACGCGGTGAAGGTGAATCCGCATATTCAATGCAAACACCTCAAGAGCGTGCGCGTGATATGTTGGCTACTGAACTGAATGATCTCGAAGATATGATCATTCGTCGCGAAGAGTGGATGTGTGCACAACAACTCGTAAATGGGTATGTAGATGTCGTGGGTGATGGGGTTAATTATCGCATCGATCTTCTCATGGACTCTGATCACAAAATCACACTTACAGGTACCAATATTTGGACGGATGTTTTGTCTGATCCTGATAGTGACCTCAGTGATGCTGTTGGGCTTATCTCGCAAGATGCTGGGCTATCTGCCAACATTGTGATTGGTAACACTGCGACGATGGATGTCTATGTGCGTCATGCAAAAGTCAAAGACAACCTCAATACACGTCGTGCCGATCTTGGGTTTATTAAACCTGAAGACATGGGAGATGGAGTTTCGTACTATGGTTATGTAACCGTCAGCGGAAAACAGCTTGATTTGTATGGATATGACAACTGGTACATCGATGATGCGGGAACTGAGCAACCGATGATTCCAAACGGTCAAATCGTCATTACTTCTACAAAAGCCGATTTCCGCCGCCACTACGGTGCAATCAAAGACAAAAAAGCAGGATATGCGGCAATCCCTCGCTTTCCTAAAACATGGGATGTGGAAGATCCTGATGTAACGTGGTTGATGGTTCAGTCTGCACCGCTTCCTGCAGCACATCAAATCGATGCGATTGTATCGATGAAGGTGTTCTAATGAAAGCCATTAAGCTCCTAAATTCCGCCAAAATCTGCGGGAAATTACGTAAGTCAAAAGAGGTGCTTTTGATCGGAAAAGGTAAAGATATCGATCTAAAAGAAGCAGAATATCTCGTCGAACACGGTGCCGCAGAAGATACGGTTGAACCATCGGCACAAACCCTTCCAAAAGATGAGCTTTCCGTTGAAGAGATGGCAGTGTTTGAAGATTTAAGTGTACTTAAAGATACAGAACTCAAAAAAGTATGTAAGCATTTTGGGCTTGAAAAATATTCAAGCCTGAATAAAGCAGGGTTGATCAAACTGATCGATGAACATCGAAACGGGATCAATATAGACGAGATGAACGAAGATGAACTTCGTGCTCTCGCTGAAAAAGAGGGGATCGATATTCCTGATGAAATGGATATCGAATCGATCCGTGATCTGATCGCAGAGGAACTCGGAGAATAACAATGAGCCTAAAATACCAACTCACCGCTGATATGGAAAACGTGTTTATGAATTCGAATGAGCTTGCCGATTCGGTAACGATAGATGGTGAGTTAGTATCAGGGTTTTTGCTCGAGCAATCCGGTGAGATGGAAGAGTTGGTCAATGTGCTCAAAGTTGCTTCAAGTACAGCTATCACCGCTGATTCAGTGATCGTTGCAAAGGGCAAAACGTATGGTGTTGCAAGTGGTCCACATGATGATGGATTTGGATCGGTTACAGTCGTTTTAGGTACGCCCGTATGATGACTGAAGCCATTGTAAAAACACGCATTAACGATGCGATTCGTCCTATCATAAAGATAGCGGATGTTTTCGTATTTCGACGTATCCCAACTGCGGCAACACTCAAAGAAGTTGTATTCGCGGTCAAGATCAAGCGAGATGCAGATATCGGAGAGTCAATAACAAATGCGTTGATGACGTTAGGCAATGCAGGTGATATCAACTTCCCTGAGAAGATCGAATTTGCAGAAAGTACCCTCGATTTCAATGACGGGTTGGAGCATGAATATTTTATGGTCAAAGCGACGCTTTGGTCAGGAGATTGATATGAAAAAACAAAGTAGTGGTGTTGCAGGTGTGACATTAACGATTGATGATCATACGACCATCATCATCGGAGAGGTCAAATATAGCGGGGTGGTTACGGTTGACGAGGCCACTGCCCAAACGCTTAAAAGTACAGGAAAGGTAAAAGACGATGGCGACTCAAAAGACTCTTAAAAATGTCATTCTAGCTAATTCTAGCGGTGTGCCATCCGCAGCATATGTGGTTACTACAACCGGTGTTGTATTTGTAAATGCAAAAGTTAAATCAGGCGAGTATAAAGATAATGGTAACGGGATGATGGGGGCTAAAAAAACCTTTATCGATCCAAACTGGGTTAATTCCGAGTTTGATATTCCAGTACAAATGAAAAAAGCATCTGCACTCGGTACCGCGCCAAGTATTAGTAATCTTCTCAAAATCTGCGGGTTAGCTGAAACGATCACAGCCGCAACAAAAGTGGAATACAAACCCGGTGGATCAGATGAAGGGGTTGGACAGATTAAAGTCTATACCGATGGGTATGTACGAGCACTTAGTGGTGTTTATGGAAATATTAAAATCAGCGGTAAAGTAGGTGAGCCTCTATCTGCTACGGCATCAGTCAAAGGGTTTATGTCCTCTGCGCAAGCAACAGCTGAAGTCAACCCCGCCGTTACGCTTGATGAGAATATGGCTCCACTAGTAACAAAGGTTACCGTATTGACGGTAGGCGGTACTCAGCTCAATGCGGATAGTTTTGAGTTTGATATGGGGAATGAAATCAAAGAGTTATACGCTCTAGATTTATCTATGTATTACTTAGTAGATTTCGATCCTACAATCACTATCACTGCGGTTAAAGAAAAAGGTACTGACGAGCAGGCTTGGATTGATTATGCGAGCGGTACTGTTCGAGCCATAGTCATTCAAGTTGGAGCGGCGGGGTCTATGATCGAATTGACTATCCCATATGCGATGCTCAAGGACGTGGCTGAAAATGATGATTCAGGAAATGTAAAAATTTCCCGCACATTCCGTGCTCAGGCATCAGCCGGGAACGATAACTACACGATCACTTATAAATGATCTGATGGGTTAGCCTTCCCATCACCATTTTTAAAAAGGCAATGAATTTTTTGATCAAAAAATTTCCCGCGGGAAAATACAAAAAAAGGCAAAACAATGGCACTAAAATCAAAAGTAGAAGTAGATATTCAAGTCGATGATAAAAGTTTCAAGGTAACCGTTTCTAATCTTTCAAAAGAACAGCAAGCTACGTTGATTGAAAAAAACGGTGATTTCGAATCACAGTCCAAAGCTAAAGCTGCTGCAGGCAAGAAGCTGAATAACAAGATCGAACGCTATCAGCTGTTAAAAGCAGACGGTAAAGTCAAAGAGGCTTTAGCCCTTTTAGATGAGATTGAATCTCTTGAGTCTGAAGTAGGCACACAAGACCAAAAAGAGATTGAAGATATGTTGGGTGAAGTATATCGTTCACGTTTTTTAATGATGGTTACGGGACCTGATAAAGAGCGTTTGCGTGACTATATCGATGAGCATAACATCAATTATTATGAAGCGATGAATTACATCGAACAAGAGGCAAAAAAGGGAAAGTAAAACGGATGAAGCGTTTTGCCTCTGAATATTCAAAAGGGCAAAGTTTCATGCATCTAGCCGATAAATTAGATCGACTTGATGAAGATGCAATCTTTATCCCTATCGATGAGGAAGAGCGTGTTATCACAGATTGCTTTCACTTATCGCTAAGTGGATCTATGGAAGGTCCATATTGTGATTATGCGGTTGTAAGTGATTTTGCCAAAAAGCATAAAACAGATTCAATCGAATTGTTTCGAATGATGAAGATGATGGTTTTAGAGTTAGCGGATAAATAGAACCCAAAATGCCATAAAAACGGCAATCACCGGAAGTAAAAAACCAAGTATAGCGGTTCTAAAAAGAGAAGATAAATATTTCATAGGAGGCAGTATATGGAAAAAGAACTTAGAATAAAACTTAGTACCACTGCTGACTCTAAAGGAATAGATAATATTAAGCGAAGCTTCGCTGAATTAGAGCGGGAGTCGCTTCGTACGGCAGCTTCTCAACGTGCAATTTCTAAAACTAATCACGATGCGGCGCAATCTGTCGATACACTGTCTGAACGCATTGGATTTATGGGTCACGCCTATGTCGGGTTTCAGGCTGTCGTTGCCGGCTCTTCGTTTATGTCCGATATGGCGAAATCAGCTATTCATCAAGCGGATACGTGGAACCTGTTAGAGGGACGTTTACGCCTTGTAACAGATTCCAGTAGACAACTCGCATCGGTGCAGGGGAGTCTTTTTGACATTTCTCAAGAGAGCCGTACCGGATATGAGCAAAATGCTGATCTTTATGCTCGTATCGCACGTGCTACGCAAGATCTCAATAAAACTCAATATGAAAATCTTGATGTTACCGAGGCAATAAGTAAATCATTTATTGTTTCGGGTGCCGCATCGGAGAGTGCAAAAGCGGCAGTCATACAGTTAGGTCAAGGGTTTGCATCGGGAACATTGCGGGGTGAAGAACTTAACTCAGTGTTAGAACAAGCACCACGCCTCGCCGAAGCTATTGCAGATGGTATGGGTGTGAGCGTCGGTAAACTCAAAGAGATGGGGGCAGAGGGCAAGCTTACCGCTGAAAAAGTATATGAGGCGATCCGAACTCAAAAAAATGCGATCGAAAAAGAGTTCGATCAGATGCCAAAAACGGTAGCGCAATCTCTAGTAGTGCTACAAAATCAGATTGGGCTGTCTATCAGTGAATTTGACAAAATGCATGGGGTGACAAGTTCTATCGCGGGTAATATCACCGATCTTAGTATTCTTCTTTCAGAACATAGCGGGGAGATTGGTACCTATGCAGGGTATGTCGGAGAGGCAATAGCTCTTATATTGATTTGGAAAGCGGGAACGATTGCACTTGCCGGAGCTCAAAGCGCTTATGCCGCATATTTGGCTGCATCAACCATAGCTACAACTTCATATAGTATTGCAACGAATACTACGACAACTTCAGTAACTACATTAACCGCTAGACAAATGGCCGCAAATGTAGCGTTATCCGGATGGAATAAGCTCGTCGCTATAAACCCATACGCAATAGCAGGAGCCGCTATCATAGGGGTTGGTTTAGTTCTTAAAAATCAAGCAGATGAGCTTAGAGATTCAGTAAAACGGACAGCAATAGACGTATCAAATCTCAGTGAAAAAGCGATCAAAGCAAAAATAACGTATGCAACTATGCAGCTTGGAGCAGTAAATGACAGTATTAATAACCCATCTATTGGTAAGTCATTGTTCGGGAATGAAAGGATTGACCTGAATAGACGTGTTCAGTTGGAAAATGAGTTAAAAACATATGGTAAAGCTCTGCAAGCGTTCCAAGATGAAGCCAACGCACCTTCTGCAGGAGGACGTAATTCTTCCTCAACACCTCTGAGCGAAAAAGAGTTAAAAGCTGCAGCAAAAGCGGCTAAAGAGTATGCAAGCAATTTTAAATCGTTGAATGATGAAATATTCTCTTTAAATGAATCGGATCATGATAAAGCCTTAAGAGCAATTGATAATAAAGCAAAAATATGGCGTGATCAAAAGATGCCTGAACTCGAGGTTGCTCAATATGTATCCGATGCAAAATCAGCATTGAATCGAAAAGAGCTTAAAGAGCTCGGGGCCATGATGAATGAATCACGGAAACTTACTGAAGATAATTTTGCTAAAGCAGATGAGAAAACACGTGAGCAATACGCAAAACAGATCGAATCAGCTCAAAATCTATATTCCGCCATCAATGACGTTTCGGGTAACTGGTATGACAATGAGATAGTAAACATCTCGAACCGTGCCGCAGAGTTTGCCGCTGCTGGGAATGACATCGTCGATATCGAGCGTTATGTTTCGGCATCGATCCTATCTATCGATGAAAAACGTGCAAAAGAGCAAGCGGATCTCGCTCAAAAAACATTTGAGGAGCAAAACAAGTTTTGGTTTGACCTGATGGGTAATATCAATAAAGCGATGGACGATCAGTTTTTCAATGCTATGACCGGAAAGTTCGAGTCATTCGGATCGTGGTTAAAAGACTTTTGGGGAGCGATGACGAACTCACTCGCACGCGGTCTCTCAAAATCTCTCGCGGATGCTATGATCGATACCGGAGCAGGCGGTATTCAAAACATCTTCAAAACATTCGGAGGGCTTGGATCGGTATTCGGGTCTGCCGCTACTCCTGCGGCATTGATCGGTGCGACAACGGATTCAGCAGGGTTTACGACCACCGCAGGCGGTACCGTTATGGATGCGGGAGGGCAGGTCACGTTACAAGGTAGTGATTATTCTTCTGTAATGGATGCGTTGAACATAGCTTCCACCGCAAATACGGCTTATTCTCTTTTAACCGGGGGCTTGACTGCTGCGTTGTATGCCCCCTCAGCGATGATGGGTCAAATGGCGGGTATGGCATACGGTGCGGGTTTAACGGGAACGGGGTCTTTTCTCGCGGGTGGTGCAAACGTACTCGCAGGCGGAGGTGTATCCGGTCTAAGCGGTGCGGCGTATGCGGGTGGATTAGCTACGGCAGGAATCGCGGGTGGAATAGGCGGTTATGCTATGGGGTCTATCGGGGATAAGCTTTTGGGAGCTGATACGAAAGCGGCCGACTACGGTGCTATAGGTGGAGCGGCGGGGGCTATGATAGGGTCTGTTGTTCCGGTCGTAGGTACGCTCGTCGGGGCTGTAATCGGTTCGGCACTCGGGTCTTTGATCGGGGGGGCTTTCGGAAAAACTAAAACCACCGGATCAGGTATCCAAGCATGGAGTGATATCACTACAGAGAGCGGTGCCGGTGCGGTTCAAAGCTATGTTGATTTTAAAAAGAAATCATGGTTCAAATCGTCTTCATGGACAAACTACTACGGGTTAAGCGAAAAAGAGCAAAAAGCCATCGAGGGGATGTTTCAAACGTATGACTATTTACTCGGACAGCTTGGCGATCTTGATACTATCGTCGTATCGGCAGGGAGATATAGCGGGACAGAGTTTTATAGTGCTATCGATAAATCGTTTATTCGTGCGTTTGTCGACAATCCCGCATTAACTGATACGTTTTATTCCGCATGGACCGAATACGCTTCAGGCATAGGTAAAGCAGTTCAAGAAACGTTTGCGACTATGGTGAGCGGATATGTGGACTATACCCGCAATTATAAAACTTGGATGCTTGAGTCCTCCGGCGATACGCTCGAGTCGTTACGTCTGCAAGCTGAATGGGCGCAGGGGGATTTAAACGCTTATTCTAATCTTATCGGCGTATCGGGTGTAACGATAGATAATTATCTCGATATGTACTCGCAAGCCATTAAAACAACGTTTACTCCCGAAGCGATTAATAACTGGCAAAAGCTTGGCGATGCTTTGAAAAACTCTACTGAGCTTACGAAGTCCTATACCGATGCGCTGAAAGAGCAGAGTACTTACATCCCTGCGGATATGATGCTTCAAAAAGTCGGGGCTACGAATACTCCTATAGATATTAAACAACTCGTGAATCAGCAGGGGCAACAGACGCAACAAACGGCTCAGTTGGTAGCGGTACTTACCGAAACCGTTAAAGTCCTAAAAAAACAGCTTACCGCCACCCAAATCAGCAATAATCAGGGGGTAACGGCATGAGCTCAAAAATAATGTTCCCCGGCGCGATAATCATCACTGATTCTAATGTAACAGCTTCTGTATATGAAGAGTGGAATGATGGTCCGTATCTCGTCGGAGATAGAGTTTACTTACCGACAAACTATGGAGAGTATCAAGCATTAACGGATAATACGGATAAACAGCCAAATTTGAATCCAACAGACTGGAAGTTCTTAGGGACAACAAATAAGTTTCGTATGTTTGATCAATTCCTCAATACGCAGACGGTTAAGAACGGGGCAATAGATGTATCCATAGCCGCATACGGGGCAGAGGCACTATATCTCGGTAACCTAGATACCACCACCATCACAATAGAGGTTATTAACCTAGACATTCTCCAAGTGATAGAGACAAAAACCTATGTGACTTACCGAGATATTATGGATTGGCAAGATTATTTTTATGGTGATTGGCTCGATGACAAGGTGGAATCCATTATCTATGAGCGAACTACGCTGTCTCAGAATATAGCGTTTCATATCATTATCGACAATGGGGATAACGATGTTAAATGTGGGATTTTTACCTGTGGTCGAGTTAAGGTATTAGGTAATACCCGATGGGGTGTGACTGTCGGTGCTATCGATTATTCCTCTGTTGTTATCGATACCGCAAGCGGGGCAACGTATTTGAGCGAAGGCAATTATGCCAAAACGTTAGATATCGATATCTTCACTCGTACCGGATCTGCGAATGCTGTTTATAAGGCACTTATCAATGCTCGAGGAAAAGGGATAGTTTTCATGCCCGGTAAATATGAACTGCTGAGTTTGTACTGTTACATTCAAAAACACGAAACACTCGTCAATGGCCCCGTAGAGACGGCAATCACATGCCAAGCTATCGGGTTAATTTAAAACAAGGGAGAAATAATGGCCATAGATGTTGAATTCATAGAACCTGAAACACCTCCATCTTCAACGGATGCAGTGAATTTTAGAACGAGGGCGGATACTTTTGTAACGTTTATATCTTCATTTGTCACAAAGCTGATCGCATTTGTAACTCAGTTGAATAATACTGAGGCAAGCATAAATGCTAAAGAGGCCAGTGCCGTAGCAGCATCTGCCGCCGCTATATCTGCAGCGAATTATAAAGGGGTATTTGTTCAGGGGACATCGAGTGCATTGGTCGGTGAGTCTTGGTCGTATGATGGAGTATTTTATAGATGTAATGTCGATACGACGGATAGCCCATCGGTGGAACCCGCTTCATGGTCTGTTACGTCGTTTGAATTTTTAATTCATGCCGCTACTTCCAAAGCAACCCTTGTCGATGCAGATGAGTTCGGGTTTTGGGATAGTGTTTCAAATACTCTTAAAAAAGTGTCGTTTGCGAATTTATACGCATTTTTCGATGCACGCTATCGATTAAAAACTACCCCTTTAGCTACCGGAATTCGTCAAACCATTCAAACAGGGCTTAGAGACGCAAACGGTTGTTGCGCTATTACTACGACATCGGCAGATTTAACTTTAACTCTACTCGCTTCGACAGATGAGCCCGTCAGTGCTCATGCTTGGGGAGGAGCTATCAGCAAAGATAGATTCGTTGAAATAGTAGCCAATATGACTTTATCGATACCCGCGAGTGCGGCAGCTGTTTATTGCTACATAAACATTGATGAGAACAATGTTCCTACGCTCGGATATACCCTTCTAGCCCCTATTTATCAAGATGGCGGGACTATTTCGATGGTGGATGGGCAGTTTACTTGCGATATTAGCGCAGGAAAATGCTATGTTGGTATTTCAGGAACTTCATATGTTCAAGTATGGAGAGTCTTTTTCCAAGAGTCTGTTACTAGCGTTTCAGCAATAACCGCCGTTAAAAACTATGCTCTTAACGGAATATACGACAGCGGATATACTTCCCCTTTACCATCAACGGGTTCCCATATTGTCAAGAACAGCAACTTGGGGGTTGAGCCTATAGATTACGACTACCACTATAAGTGTATTGATACAGATGCAGGATATAGCATCGGGGAGATATTTAAGGACGTGTCAATAAATATAGGTAACTCACAGCAGGCTCCCGTATATGCCTCTAAAAATACGATAGGGTTTAGGGTTGATACATACACTACGCTAAAAGGCACATCCACTGCCACAAATCTAAACGGTGCAAAATGGGCTTATAAATTAACCGCCAAGAGAGGATTTTAAAATGTGGACGGACGGTACAAATTTTTACGATAAAAATCATTGTGATTATCAGGCGGGTTGGAGAGACGCAACTCCCGAAGAGGTAGCAAAATATGAAGCGGGGCGTACAGCAGAGCAAACGGAAAAAGAGGCGAATGATCTCCGAGATAAAGCTATGTTGGATGGGGTGGAATATCAGGGCTCCATGATTTCATTGACCGATGTGGACGGGAACGGGATGTTACAAGTGAAAGCCGCATTTGAGATGGGGTTGAGTGAGACAACGATCCATTTTAAAAACGGTACAAAACTGCCTATGACTGCCGCTAACTTTTCTGCTTTTGCATTATGGTTTGTAACTGAGCGTAATAGGTTCTTCGTATGATGAAATTTATCCTTATGCTCATCGCTATGGTGTTGGTCGCTGTTCTCTCTATTCCCGCCTTGATGCTCAACACACTCCGAAAACTCTATCGCCGTGAAAAGCTCAAAGAGTATTTTCATATCGTAGCACTCGGTTTCGATCAGGCGGGGGGATCGATACTTTACGGTCAAGAGGATTGGACGGTCAGCTCGTGGACGTTTTATCTATGGCGTAAAAGTGAGGGGATGAATCAATCCGCTTATTATTTTATGCGGTTCATCAATACGCTGTTTATGGATGAAAAACACTGTGAAGATAGTTTTTATTCGGAAGCGGAACGGTTGAAATTTAAAGCGGAGTGGATGTGATGAACCAAGAGGTAGTGTTATGGATTTTAAGCGGTCTAATATTAATCATAGGATGGTTCTCAAGCAGAAAAATAATGGCACTTGAGCGAGCAGACGAAGTCCATATCGCTGAGATAAGTAATCTTAAAGAGTTAAATTCTACGTTGAAAATATCGATTGCAGAACAGAATTACGTAAGGCATCGTGATTTAGATGAGAAGTTTGACAAACTGGATGGAAAGCTTGAAAAGATTTTTGAAAAATTAAATGCAAAGGCGGATAAATAATGGAGGAGTATAAAGGGATCAACCTAGACAAGTTCCCCGCTTGGCAAGGGTGGAAGATTATCGATGATTATTTAAAAATTGATGTTTCCGATGATCTACGCAATCGGATGTGTGAAAACAATTCAGAACTTCAAGAGTTAGTCGCTAAATTTCATCAAGGGGGTAAAGAAGTATGAGACAATTAAAACGGGTTGCACTGGAAATATTGATTTCAATCATTATCTTAGTGCTATTTTTTAGCGGGGGTTATGAGCTTATACCGCCTGCACTTCAGATGGTAGCTCTCAAAGTTGTTCTCGTATCTGTAGCTTTGCTTCATGCTCATGCTGCAGGAAAGCTATTTTTCCCATCGGTTAGTTGGACAGCAAAAAAGATACTACCCGCACACATGATCCGGATGGCACTCTATGTGGTTATTCCTTACTGTTACGCTCTTGGCGGTTAACCTCTTCGGAGGTTCTATCCAACGGTGCCAATCGTATGTGCAAGAAGTACGCAAAGCACACTATGCACAGTTCGGGGTTGACTATCCGTACCAGTACGGTGTCGGGCAACTCGTACAAGAATCAGGATGCCGAAATATCCTGTCTCTCGACGGTGTAGGATCGGAGGGGCTCCCTCAGATCACATATCGACTTTGGCAAAAACCTCTCAAAGCCAAAGGGGTAGAGAGCATCAAGGCTATCCCTGATCAGCTCAAAGCTCAAGCGATTATTATGAAGTCGGTCTATCAGCCTAAGTATGGTCTATGGGCGACGTATCAGGTGTATAACGGCGGCGGATTGGTTCTTAAAGAAATCAACCGTGCCGGAGGTGAGAATTGGGAAAAAGCGAAAGTACAATGCCGTCGAGGGCAGAGTTGCTTTACATGGAAAGGTCAACGGTCATGTCGCTCTAACTGCGACATCAATTACGAGTACTCGGTGCTCGTCTATAAATATGGAGAGAAATATGCGTCTGTCAGAAGTAGCAAGTATCGGTATTGGTAAGGTGCTGATCGGGATTATTATTATTTTAGTGGTAGCGATTACCGCTCTTGGGTTTTATACGTTAACCGTGTCCGGAGAGCGTAACGTTTTTGAGCAAACTGTTAAAACCGAAGAGGTAGAAACGGCACGCCAAAAAGACCGCGTAGCTTTTTATAAAGCTTGGATGGAGCGGGATAGATTGGATGCCATAGAAAAAGAAGCTGAGTTCAATAGGACTATGGCCGCAAAGCCGAAATATATTACATCGATCAAGTATGTTCCTACTGGAGAAAAATGTACCGATTTGAGTGCAATCGCTGAGGAGGCACGAAAAAATGCTGAGGGAGGAAAGTTATGAAAATGCTTTATTTGACGGTGTTGACTGTGGTCTTGTTATTCTCAGGGTGTGCCACGCCAAAACCGTGCGAACCGATCACGATCACAAAAAAATGTGAAACGAAAAAACCAAAATGTGAAGATCCGACTCCTGAAAGCGGGGATATCGTCCAGTGGACCAAAGCTCGGTTGGAAAATTATCCGAAGTTACAAAGTTGTCTTTATGATTTTGAAGCGGCATTAGAGAAGTGTTTATAAGGCAGAAGCGGAGGCTCTGTCGAGCATACTACGAACCGTTAGGCTGTACACACTTCTGATAGTGTGATTGTAACATTATTTTGGCCCACAGCACCCGGTAAAGACTGCTGCGGTATCGGATTATCTCCGATATCTTTTTTTGACCGTGAAAATATGGCACGGTGCAAAGGAATTATATGCAGCGAATTCAAGCACCTTTCGGGTGGATAGGTGGTAAATCCCAACTGGCAGACGACATCGTCTCTATGTCGAAGTGTTCGGCGGTGCTCTAAATGTACTCTATCGGAAACGTGCTCCAATCTCTACCAAAAAAGCGGAAGTGGTAAACGATGTAAACGGTGAGCTCGTCAATCTTCACCGATCGATTCGAACCAACCCCCAATCACTATCGATGTATTTGAGCCGGCTATTGGTGAGCCGTGAGGTTTTCGATGATATCGTCCATAAGCGGATCAAGCCGACAAACAATATCGAGCGTGCCGCCTTTTATTATTACTCTCTCACTCAGAGCTTCGGGGCAAAAGGTACTAATTTTGCAATGTCTGCCAAAAGTGGCCGTCCGAAAGATCTACATAAAAACTTCTATGTTTGGTCACGTCGGTTGCGTTATGTAACAATCGAGAATATGAGCTTCGAGAAACTGATCCTGACGTATGATAGCCCAGATACTTTTTTCTATTGTGATCCTCCGTATGTGGACACGGAAAGTTACTATCAGAATACGGGCGGATTCGGAGAGGTAGAACATTGGTTACTCGCTGATCTGCTGCACAACATCAAAGGAAAGTTTCTCCTTAGTTATAACGACTGTGACTTGGTGCGTGAACTGTATAGTGATATGGTGATACGCTCGAGTAGGGAGATCGATTATACATTGGGGGGAGGGCATAATAAAAAAGCGGTGAGGGAAGTGTTCATTTCGAACTATACGGATGAGAGTGTAAGGGGGGTATTATTTTGAAGTGAAAAAACTGTGTCAAAAATGTGTCATAGAAACGTCTAAATCATGGTGTTTCTGTCACACATTAAAGATAAATCCCTATATTACGATATATATTGAACCGATATACGGTACAATAATTCCACAAATTATAACAACGAGGTTTGCATATGTTCGATACCGTAAAATCAAAAATAATTTTTACTACGTTACTCTTTAGTTTTTTAGGATTAGGGACAATTTACTGGTATTTAACAACAACATTTCATGAATTTTCCAATGAAACGGCGAAACGTTCTCTAAATATGCTCAGTCAATCTATTTTTCAAACGCTTTCGGGGAGTATGCTTGCCGGAGATCCGGCAGTTGTTGCCGAAGCAATTGCGAATGCGCAAAAAATCGAGGGAATTGCTGCGTTAAAAGTGGAGAAATCTCAAGCGGTTATCGAATTGCTTGCACCCGATACAAAATTTACCAATGAACCTTTGATTCGAGAAATTTTTAAAAGCAAACAACCTCAAGTGATTGAAAATACGAACGGAAAACACTCTATTCGTCTCTTGCAGCCTCTTGTTGCAGAGGATCGATGCCTTGCCTGTCATACGAATGTTCAAAGCGGTGATGTTCTCGGAGTCATGGATTTGGTGATCTCACTGGAAAAAAATGATGCTGAAATCAGTAAAACAGAAACTATTTTACTTATAGCTTTAAGTATCGTCGTTATTGTATTTGTATCCGTACTAAACATTTTCTTCGGTCGAGAAGTTTTGAATCCGCTTGAGGGATTACGTAGTCGTATCGGTGCGCTGGTCAGCGGGGATAAAGATTTGACGAAGCGTCTTGAAGTAGTTAAAAAAGATGAGTTTGCCGATGCAGCGCTTGCCGTCAATAATTTTGTTGCAATGGTGCAAGAGACGGTAAATGAAGTAAAAGATCTCGGAAAACAAAATGCGATGATTGCTACGACGATTACTGAAGCCACACGAACTATTTCTAACGGTGTGGAGCAAGAGAGACAAATCGTCGAAGCAACAACGCAAAAAAGCCATTCAATTAAAGAGATACTCTCAGGTGCAATCGCAATCTCGGAACAAACACAGCGTAATGTTGCCAATGCAAATGGAGAATTAGTAACGGCTAAAGATGCTTTG